TTTCGCAGGTCTTCTTAAATCCCTGGCTGGTGGTGGCTTCGCCGCGCGCTCTGGCTTTCTGTACGCCGCTAATAAGGTCGATTAGCATAGCCAGCAGCAGCGCGGCGGTTGTGGCTACAATTAAGACGACGTGGCCGTACAGGTGGCTTGTATAGTTCAGTATTGCTTCATTCATCTTTAAGGACGTTTATACAGTTCATAAATAATTACGTTATTCTGTGCTTCGACGGTTACCAGGTAAGCCCGCGAAAGGTACTGTACCAGGTCAGTGTCCAGCGCGTCGCTGCGAAGCACTACCAGCGGCTGCGGTTTGTCGTCAGTAGTCGCCATCCCTTATACGCTTTAAGGTTATTGTTTTCTGCTTGTATTGGCTGCGCAGGCATACTACTTCGTAGTGGCCTTTAATGTAGATATACTGCCACGCCTGCGGGCTTATCATACCCAGCACCTTTACCCGGTTGCCGTATTCGTTGGACTGACGCAGCAGGCCCAGGTAGCTGTTTATGCTACAGATAGCGTGGCGTACCTGGCGCAGGTCAGTAGCGGCGTTAAGCCGGCGTACGGCCACGATAAAATTAGTAAGGACGCGGTTACAAATGTAGGTGCGGCCCGGCTTTATTATCATACCGGTAAACTCCACGCCTTTGGCGTAGTGCTGTAGGTAAAATTTCTTCTCGTTAAGGGCCAGCCCATAGCCCGCCAGCAGGGTGCGTATCTTCGGCACGGCGGCCAGCAGTACGGCTTTGTCGGTGTGGATCGCGTAGAAGTCGTCCACGTACCTGCCGTGGCGTTTTATGCCGATTTCTTCCAGGTACCAGTCCAGGGCGTTAAGCAGGAAGTTTGCAAACAGCTGGGCGAAAAGGTTACCTATGGCTACGCCCTTGCCGGGGGTGTTTGTGAAAAAGGATTTATGCGCCGGCAGGAAGTCCCAGAAACGTGCCGGGCTGTGGCGTTCGCAGTTCTTTTCCGGCTCGTGCAGCACCACCACGCGGCAGACGTACCGCAGGTCTTCGCGGTCTGGGCCGTCGTAGTGCTGGACTATAAAAGCATCCACCAGGCTGGCCAGCATCTTGCGGTCGATGCTCATAAAGAAGCCTTTTAAGTCCAGTTTCATAACCCAGCAGTCGCGGGTATAGTTCTGGCTTTCTTCGCGCAGGTCTGCTTCCAGCATCTTAATACCGTACAGCTGGCCTTTGCCCTTGCGACAGTTAAAGGTGCGTGGGCTGAAAATCTTTTCAAATAAAGGCTCCAGGCGCAGGGCCATATAGTGATGCACTATACGGTCTTCAAAGGAAGCGGCAAACACTTCACGGTAGCGCGGGCGTGTAACGACAAAGCAGATAGACTTACCAGGCAGATAGCTGCGGGTGTTAATGCGATCGCGCAGCGCGATTAGCCGCGCTTCGTAATCCATTTCGTACACCACCGCACTGGCTGTTCTCCGCTTCCGTTTACGGCAGTCGTAGTACGCTTCCAGCATATCTACCAAAGTAACCATCTATCCAAAGTATATTTTAGATTTATCCATAAATCCTGTTTCCGTAAGAAGTGCTGAAACCGCGCGCACCCTGTTCCTGTTGCTGGCCTTAGTGTTGTTGTTCATATTGCCGTTGTTGAGGTTCAAGTTCCAGGCGTTCGTCGCGCTGTACTCTGTAAGGCTCGCAGTCTGCGCCATATTGTCTTATTCTTAACCGGTAATGGCGGTATATGGCCCATTTATTACGGAAAACGCACGCCCAGCGGGTCGTAACCCGATCTGGTTCTGGCGTTACTCACTGTCGCCCTTACTGGACGCGATTAGTGAGTTTTTCCACGCTGTACACTGCTTGCCGATAGCGTCCATAAGCTCTACTATCTGTGCGTGCCGCCCTTTGCTAAGTATCCATTTCTTTTCGCCAGCCTTTCGCACTAAGGTTTTAAGGGTTTCAAACTTAACCTGGAAAGCCACCAGGTAACCTATGCGCGTTTCCCTGTCGCGGTTCATATAGGCCGCCGCTATATCCTGGATTAGGTCTATGGCCAAATCGTGCATTTTGCCACCGACGCTGTATTTGTACTGCCGGGGAAAGCCCGGCGTAATTTCCAGGATATGATCTAACAGGGCGTTAGCGTCTAAGTATATCCGGGTGCTGGAAACCAGCTTAACTTTGTTTGCCATAAAACCTTAGTGCTGCTGCTTTGATACGGCTAACGCCGTATCTTAAAGGTTAAAGACTGACTACTAACTACTAAGAAATAAATGCTGAAACCGCGCGCACCCAGTACCTGCGGCTGGCCTTAGTGTAGGAGTTCATATAGCCGTTGCTGAGGTACAAGCCCCAGGCGTACGCCGCGCTGTACTCTGTAGAAGTCCAGTACCAGGTTTCGGCCAGCTGCTGCGCGCCAGTGATAAGGCTAAGGGCGTAGTTAATCTTCGTCATATTGGCGTAGATCATCATCATTTCGCCCAGGGACGGTAACCACCACTTGCCGGCGGTAAGGCCGTAGCCGTTCGCGTTGGTGCGGCTGTAGGCAGCACAGAAGCCGGGGGCATAGCTGGCACCCTGGCACTCCGTATGCGTCAGCTGCGCGGTGGTGTTAGCCTTGCCGGCCCAGTCGCTGTACGCGGTAACGCGGTCGCTGGTGGTAACGCCGCCACCGCTGACAGCAGCGGAAGACCACAGCAGGCCCGCGCTGTCGCACTCCGTCGGTGCGACTACCAGCAGCTTGCCGCCCTCGACGACCACTACGCCGTCTGCGATTTCGCCGGCAGACTGCTGGGCCGTCCATTTGTGCGGCTTGTACATAATAGGGTAATTGTCGCTTTTGCGGTGGCACATAATAAATATGCCGTCCTCGATCGCGTTAAGGCTCATACCGCCCAGCAGGGCCGCTTTGAGGTTATCCAGGGTAATAAGCGTAACGTTACCCTGCGCGTCCGTCATAGGGAATTTTTGGCCGCTGGCCACCGTGGTAACGGTAGTCTGCGCCGATAGTTTTTTTGTAGTACGTGTCATAAACTTATAAGTTTAATGGGTTGTTTCTGTTACCAGTCATTTCTATTAAACAGCATAAAATCAAAGCTGCCATCGTTAGCCGTAGCGTCGTCCGAAATACGCACGTCTAAGTACGTGGTACCGCGCGCTATAATCGTCGGCTTGCAGGGGGCCGTAGAGCTGCCGGCCACGTAGCCTACGCCGGTAAGCATAGCCATAACGTCGCTACTGCTGCTAAACCAGCCGCTGGGCCAGCTTATACGGTAGTAGCCGGTATCTTGCCGGGAGACCGTAAGCGTACCGCTGCAATAGGCTTTGTAGGAAATAGACGCGCCGCTGGTCGTGCCGGTTACGGTACCCATAGCCAGGCAGCGCAGGTTACGGCCATACTTGTAGGTGGGCGTTACGTAGTCGCGCTTTAGCACGATCCAGCCGTAAAACGTAGTGCTGGTGCCGTAGCCGATCAGCTCTACCACTTCGCGGTTTAGCTTTAATTCGGTAAGCTGTTCGCCGTTTTCATAGAAATACTTACCGCTGGGTGCGCTAATACCGGCGGCACCGTAACTGCTGCTACCGTTCCAGAAGCAGTTTGTTATCGTTATCTTGCGGCCACTTTGCGAAGCATCCCACGGCAGGCTGTAGGCCCATACCCAGCCGCCACCGCTGGAAAGCATAGCGACGTTATCGCCGTAGTCCGTGTCGAAGCTGTCGCCGGCAGATACGAAAGGATTACGTACGCTACCTTTCAGCTTGCCGGTAATCGTTACGTTTTCAAACGTGCCGGTTTTGCAGGTTACGTTTCCGTTTTTGGCCTGGAATAGGATATTACCCTGGCCGTCTTTCATATCTATAGTTTCTACGCCCAGGTTCTTTACCAGTGCGTACTGCGCCAGCAGCAGTTTGGTGGCCACCAGGTCGATGCTGTCGCCCAGCTGCCAAAGGCCCTGCGAAATGGCAGTGCTACTGCCGGGGTAATTGCTGGCCGTTTTAACGTGCGACTTCTTACATAGGTAGTAATAGTCGTTATACATAACCACGTCCAGCCACGCTTCGCCGACGGCACCCTGCTTAAAGGCGTAGCCCACGGCGCAGTCGCTCCAGGCTTGTGGCCCTCGCAGCACTGCGCCCTGGTCGCCTTTCGGCCCTGTGTCGCCTTTGCGTATGAATTTTACTACGCGTGTACAGGATGCGCCCATAGTCTTAGTCCCTTGCGGTAATAGTTACGGACACGTCGCCTGCCGCCTGCACGCAGTGCGCGCGGGTTACGGTGTAGCTGGCGTAAGGGGTGGTGCGGTCGCTGTTGAGGTACACGCCGGCAGCATCCTTAAGCACGAAGTAGAAAGTAGTGCTAAGGGCCTGCGTATTCGTGCCGCGCTTAACCACCACCGGGGTATAAACCACAGTGCCGTTACCGTTGGTGTCTTCGGTAATAGCTTCGTCTTCCGGGTTCGGGTGCGGGTCAATGTCGAAAGGGTCGGAAGCGTCCATAACGCCCTGTATATCCTTTCCGATTTCGGTACCGCCACGGTACACCGTTACCCTAAATTCGCCGTAGGTGTCAATGCTGGACGCGGCCACGGTCAGCGTGCGCGCCGTCTGGCCGGAAATAGTTTCCCATCCGCTTGCGCCCATCTTTTCCCAGGCGTAAGTAAGGCCCTGCGTCAGTTCGTTACCGGACTGGTAGGCGTAGGCTTTCAGTATGCAGCTGCCGGACTTGTCGGTAATAACGAAGTTCTTGTTATCGCCGGCGGCGATCGTAACGCGGTAGCTGCTGCCGGTGGCCTGCTGGATAGGGATAGTATAGGATGCCTGGATAGTGTCGGCCTGCGTGCCGTAGCTAATCGTGGCTTCCATCTTGATAACGCACGGCGCGAAGCCGGCCAGGGTTACCAGGTTCTTAAGGATTTTAATACCGTAGTAGAGCTGGTCGCCGCTGGGCGAAATTTTCTGGAAGTAGCCGGCAAACGTGCCGCTGCTGTTGGCACCGTTCCAGGTAATCTTCGTGCCGTTGAAATAGTAGTCGATAGCGTCCGGGGTGGCCACGCCCTCAGCGACGCGCGAAGACGTGCAGACGAAGTACAGAATAGGCTGCACGGTCTGGTAGTCCGGACGGATCGCGGTAACGTCCTGCTGGGTGCCGTCCCACTCCTGGTACAGGTCGCCGCTTGGACTCATAATAACGGCGGTGTAGGTACCGGCTTTGGATATAAATTTTATAGTCCTGGTTGTGCTTGCGCTGCTCATAGCTTAATCTTCGTTAGCGGGTTCGGGGTCTGCTTCGTTTTCGTCAGTTCCAGCGGCTTCTGCGCCCTCTGCGGGGCTTTCTTCCTGCTGGGTGGGTTCTTCTACCGGCGCGCCGTTATCGTCGCCTGTAGCGGCGTTTTCCGGGCTTTCTTCCGGCTGCGGCGTGTCAATGATAAACCGGGGGTCGGTAGCCGTCGGCAGCGGGCGCACTACGGTGCCGTCCTGTTCCTGTCGTGCTTCGTGCGGCAGCAGGGCTATACCGCCGATCTGTTCCAGTGTTTCTTGCAGCTGGGTAAGCGGGCCAAAAGCCAGCATATCAGCCTGCCACAAAAGGTAATTGCCGTCTGTAACCGTGTTACGGTCTCTCATAAGCCCCAAAAAGGCGGCTACTTTGGGGTTTGCTTTAATGTAACGTGCCATAATTCCTATGCTTTAAGCGTTGTTATTTCATCAGTAATACGTTACCGTCGCCGTCCTCAAACCAGGACGTGCCGTTACCGTCTTCCCACGGTGCCAGCGGGCCGGGGTCTTTCACGTCCACGCCGATAACCGCGCCGTATAGCTCGCTCATAGCCCGCGTGGATATAGTGGGCGCGAAGCCGTGGGCCACCTGCGCGTAGCTGGCAGGGTTTCCGCTGGCCTGGTTCGTACCAATATACCACAGCGGCAGCAGGACGTTTTCGGGGTTTTCCACCGGGCCGTTTACGTCCCATACGTACACTTCGGGACAGACGGCCAGGATGCCGGCAGGGATATTAACCGGCAGCCCGCTTATTTCGTACTCATACTTCGGCAGGCGGCGCACAAAGGCCACGATAGCCTGCGGGGCCGCGTCGGTCAGCGACACGCTGCCGGGGTTTCCGTCCGGGTCGTATTTGGCACGGCAGCGCAGCACCAGTTCGTCGCCCATAAGGGTGCGGTTTACGGTGCAGCTGGTGCCGTCGTTAGATACGGACAGCTCAAAATCGAAGTCGTCCTGGCCCACGGCGGTAAACGTTCCGTCGCTGCGCAGCACTTCCCAGACAAACTGCCGGTTAGCGGTGGCGCACTCTGCCGCGCCTACGCGCAGGCTGGCGTGTACCGTCTGGCTGTCGCCATCCACCAGCGGGTTATAAATAGTCTGGTTGGCTGCGTCCAGGAAAAGTTCGGGTATGTACGCCGTAGAGTTTCCGCACTTCACGATATGCGTAGCGTGGATAACGATAACCTGGTTAGTACGGTCGTCCAGGTATTCGGCGTAAAACTCCAGGGTAATAGGTATGTTCGGCTGGGCGTTTTTCTTTACCTTGATCCGGCCAGCCTGGCCGCCGCTGGTCGTAATTTCGTAATCGGTGTTCGCGGCCAAAATCTGGGTGCGCACGCCGCCGATAATTTCGTACCACTTGACGTTTGCCAGCAGGGTGTTAATGTTGCCCGGCGTTACGATTTCGTCTTTGTCCAGGCGACTTACCTGCGGCTGCAAAATAAGCGGCGTTAGGGTATAGTCCGGGGTAAACTCGTCCGCGTCGCCGTTATAGTTCTGCTTATCCGGTACGCTGCCGTCCACGGATATAGTGATATTCAGCTGTAACGGCTTAAAATTGAAGTCAAAGCGTCTTGTTTTCATATCGTCTAATACTCAAAATTTGCGGTGTCGGTAGCGGCGGGCTGGCCAGTAGAGCCGTCGCGCAGTGTAACGGTGGCCGTAAAGCGAAGCACCGGCGGGATATAGCCGTTAAAATCGCAGTCGTCCACGGTAAGGTCTATGGATTTGCCGATAATGCCACCAGGCGCAGCACCTGCGCGCCGTAAGGCCCAGGCGTTATCGCTGGCCGTGCGCGGGTTCCCTTGCAGGTCTTCGCTGTAGCGCGTCCAAACCACGTCCTGCGGTAATATGTCATCCGTTATTACCATATTGTACAGCTTAGCGATAATGCGCAGCGTAACGGCGAAGCGGTCTGGATCAAACAAATAGTCGGTGTCGGCAAACTCTACGGTAAACTCCGGGTTGCCCTCTACCATAGCCCAGTCGGTGCTATCCCAGGCGGGTGCAGCCGTGGTGCCGGTAACCATACACCGCCACTTGCAGCCCAGGTACCAAACGTCCGAAGTTTCGTATATGCCGGTGGCCGGGTTAATATCGGCGTGGTAATAGTCGGCGTTAGGGTCGTACGCGCCCCTGTCCACGTATTCGACGACCGGCTGGCCCTGGTAGTCTATCCGTATCATATCCTGCACGATAAGGCCGCGTGCATAGACGTAATCCTGGCCGGGTACTATCGGCAGGTCTAAGGCCAGCAGGAAGTCCGGTATAGAGCCAAACGTAGCACCGTAGTTTGTGCGGTCTATGATAGGCTTTGTAACGCCGGTATAGTGGGTAATACGCCCATCCGTGGAAGACAGCACTATGCAGCTTTGCCGGGTGGTGTCCGTCTGGTGTCCCCAGCGGGCGATCTTCATAAGCTCGCACGGCGGGTAATTCGTGCCACTGGGTACCTGGTTATTAGGGTACAGCTGGACTTCCAGGTAATTGCTGGCGGGGTTTACGCTGTTTACCCTAAACCAGGACGTGTACAGGGCCACGTTATTGCCCTGGCTGGTCATACCCAGCGCAGCTGCGCCCAGGTTGTTTACGATGCCCTTTAGCACGCTGCCGGCAGATATGGCCGTAAAATAGCCGTCGTACTTACTGTGCAGGTGCAGGCCGTAGGTGCCGTTACCCAGGTCGTCTATGCTGTCTATCGTGTCGCACTCCGTCAGTATCTGGTCGCCCTCGATAGCGGACAGGCGGTTTATAATCAGCTCCACGGCTTCAAAGTACGTACGCACCCGGACGCTTTCAAACTCAGCGTTACCCTGCGGGTCGATGCCCGCGCCGGTGCCGCCATAGAGACTGCGCACGAAGTCGCCGTACTGGGCTTCGCCCTGGAAGACGGCCACGCCTACCGCCGTTAAGCCCTGCTGGAAAGTGATACGGCCAGCGGCCACGTCGTCGGCCACCTTAGACAGGAAGTAACCCCAAACCGGGCTGTTAGGCGTAATATCGTTAGCCACGTCGGCGTAGCCGGCCTTTACCTTTTCGGTAACGCTTTCCGTTGTAGGGTTGCCGGTTTCTGGGTCGATAACTTCCTTAAGCTGGGTAAGGTATTCGTACCCTGCCGCGTCGATAGTGATAGCGTCCAGGGCCGGTTTATTGGCGTGCGTATGGCCGTCGCCGCTGGCGGGTGTGTCGCCGCCACCGGAAACGTTTACCACGGTGCTGCCTTTGCCGCTGGTACCAGACGCGCCCAGCTCGCGCAGGCGTTTGCTGCGGGGCCGGGGTTCGCGCAGGTTGGTAACCAGTGTAAATTCCTTTTCTGCCATACGCTAATCTGCTTTATCGTATTCGTCCGGACGCAGTTCCACTATCAAAACTTCGGACGTGTCCGCTATCGTGTCCATAACTTCGCCCTGCATTAAAAACAGCTTGTCGCCCTGGTTCTGCTCGGTGTACACCTTTAGCCCGCCGGTCGGTATGTCGGCTTCGCCGGTAAGGGTGGTACGCCGCTGGGCATACTGGCTGTACAGGGTGCCTATCAGCAGCTCTTCGGCCTGCGTGGTGCGGCCCGCCCTGGTAAGCTCTACTATCTGCCTGCCGTTGCTGACGCTAAACAGTGCGCCGCGCGCCGTGGGTACGCTATCTTTATGGGTGCCGCAAATCGTGTCCAGTTCGATGCTTTCTTTGGCGGCGGCGTTGATTTCGGCCTGGTACTCCACGTCGTCGGTGTTTACTTCCATATCAAACTGCTGGCGGTTCACGATTTCAAACTGCGGCAGCTTAAACAGGATTATGCCGATTTTCTGCCACAGTCCTTTAGGGTTTGACGTGCTGCCGCTGGTCGGCAGGTTGGTGCTGCCGTCCGAAATGATCCAGCCGGACTTCCGCACTTCCAGCCACAGTTTACCGCCGCGCGCGCTGTTAGGATACGGCACGTACTGGCCGTCGTCGCACTCCTTAAGCAGGGTGGTTACCTTGCCGGTAAACGTGTTTTTGCCTGGCCGGTTTACCTGCCAGCCCATAACGCCGCACGCGTCGCCGTCGTTTTTCTTATCCCAGTAGCACATATAGCCCCAAACGTCCGGGGCTTCGTCGTTGTTAGGCCGGTACACCTGCCAGCCGCCGTACGTAGCTTCCAGGGTCTTTACCGGGTTCGTGCTTACGTCCTGGCCCACGATACTGCGATTAGTCCAGCAGTACACGGTATTTGAGCCGTCCGGCTGGAATTTGAGCGTAACCGGCACGTAAACAAAATTTCCCCTTTCCTGCCACTGCTTGTACCAGTCTTCCTGCTTCATACCCCTAATAAGGTTGCTGGCACTCTCAAACGGATTAAACCGGCAGTCCATCAGCATAGGCAGGGTAATGCGCAGCAGCAGGTCGGCGGCAGCATCCACCGGCGGTATCCAAATCTTTTCGCTGGTAAACAGCTTACCGCCACAGGCGGCCAGCGTGCCACCCAGCACGGTATCCAGGTTAGTACCAAAGGCGTTATCTATACTGACTATACCCGCGCCCTGTAATCCGCGCACAGACCAGGCTATATTTTTGGTGTCGCTCCACCGCTGTTTATTGCCGCTACCGTAATAGGCCGTCCAGATAACGGCGATACCCTCGCCGTCCTGGCCGTCGTTTTGTTCTACGATCTTAAAGAATTTGATACCAGGCGCGTTTAGTGTGGCGTTCTTACCGTACGCCTGGTCGCACAGCCACAGCGTAAACCCTGCGTCGGTAGCATCTACCCAGTCGTACAGCTCAGTGCTGTAGTGGTAGCTGTAATACTGGCAGTTTCCAGACGTAGCCGGGCTGGTGCTGTTTATGTTAATTAGGTTCTTGTCCACGTCCTGCGTCCAGCAGTCTTCTGGGCCTTGCTTACCGCCCTGCGCGTAGGTATTCCAGGTAATCTTTACGTTATTGGCCACCTTGTCGGTACCCATAGTCTGGCTGTCGCCGTTCCACTCGATCTGCGCCTGCTGCGCCAGCGTGTACAGGCCGTTAAGGTCATAGACCCAGATACGACCGTTACGCTGCACCATACGCAGGCCCAGGGGCAAAAATATGCCCTCGATAACGTCTTTAAGGCTGCTGGCTATACCGTCTTCGTCGTAGAAGTTATCGCTACGCACGCGCAGGCCGCCCAGGGTTAATTTGGTACCGGACAGGTACGACGAAATTAGCGACTGGTCGATGCTGGTATAGTTAATCGTGCTGCGGCTCAGCGCGTCAGTAACGACCGCGTAAACGGTCTGCATATCGGCCAGGTTGTATTTAAGGCGGTCTAATATACCGAAGTCCGAAAAGGTCAGCGAAACCGGGTAATTTGCCGCCCTTTCGTAGGGTTCTTCGTAAAATTCCGGATCCAGCGCGCCAGACCAGTACAGGTATCCACCCCTGTAAACGTCCATACGTATAGCTCCCACTTCGATAGTGTACAGGTCTTCGTACGTCCGGTCGCCGGGGCTTTCCACGCGGATAGTAGCAGTAGAGCCGCAAAGCACTTCTTCTTTGTCGGCTTTCTTCCACTCTATTACCAGCGGCTCGCGGGCTTCAAAGGTCAGCGGGCCGACGGAAGCAAACGGCTGCGCTGCTTCCTGTAAAATTTCTACCCGCCAGACTATGCCGTGCTGGCTAAGAAATTCACCTGCATATCGTAACTGCTTTGCCATCTTAGCTGCGTTTCTTTAAGTCCGTTTCTTTTTCCAGGATACCTACCAGGGTACGGCCCGCTATTTCAAACCTTACCTTGCCGCTAAAACCGTCGCTGGGTTCCAGCATACTGCGCAGTTTGTCCAGCGGTGCCACTACTTCGGGGTTATTGCTTGCGCCGGCATATTCGCCAAACATACCCAGCGTAGGGCCGTAAGCCAGGCCGCCGTCCGCAAACTTCGGGATAGCCAGGATAGCGGCTATAACGCTGGCCACGGCTGCGATAGCCAGGATAGGGCCGATATAAGGGATACTGGCCATAGCCGACGCAGCACCGGAAGCGGCCACGGCGGTATTAGTGTTTGCCAGGGCGATATTAGAAGCCATAACCGCCGCGTTTGTAGCGATCTTCTGCGTACCGGCTGCGGTCTCTGCGGCGGCTTCCGCAGTTACTGCGGTGGTTTCTGCGGCCTTTGCAGCGGTGTGCGCAGTGGTGGCGGCGTTCAGCATTTCAATAACCGTAATAACGGCCTTTATGCCGTCCACGATGCTAAAGAAAGCGTCGATAATGGCCGTAACTTTCTGCCAGGCGTTACCGTTACCCTCTAACGCGTCGGTAACGTTCTGGATCGCGTTACCTATGCCCTTGATACCATCCCAGGCGTTACGGTAGGTGTCGATAGACTGGGCGCAGACGCTACGCCAGCTTTCGTACGTAGCTATAAGGGCTTCTATGTCGGCCCGCTGCTTTTCGGTTACCGGGTTGTTGAGGTCGGCCAGCTGACGGCGCAGGCTGCGTATCTTTTCCGTCAGTTCGTCAAAACCGATACTGCGGATTTTCAGCGTAAATTCACGGTTACCCAGGCCGGAAATATCGTTTACTTCCTGCTGGGCTTTGGCTATGTCGATACTGCGCTGTATGGCACTGCGCTTTGCTTCCAGGGCGTTAATCGTCTGCTGTATGGCCAGCACTTCGTCTGCGCTGGACTTCTTTTGCAGGGCCGTGTAAGCGGCTATAGCTTTGTCCAGCTTTTCGATGCTGTCCAGCTGGCTAAGGTCTTCGGGGATATTAGCCGCAGTGGTGGCAGCATCCCAGGCGGCCTTTAATTCTTCCAGCGCGTCGATCTGTGCCTGTATGTCGGCGCGTTCGGCGGCGGTGGCTGTGTCCAGCAGGGTACGGTAGTAGGCCAGCTTCGCGTTAAGCTGGTCGTAACTCTTAAGCTGGTCGTTAGGGATGCCCAAAATACCGGCGTTCTCGCTGGCGGCTTTGAGACGTTCCAGGCGGGCTATTTCCGCGTCTATTTCGGCTATCGTGGCACCGTGGGCGTACTCGCGCTTTTTGCGCTGGTAGGCTATTTCCGCGTCTATATCTTTAAGGCTGGACAGGTACGAAATAGATACCGGCCTTTCCATAGTGGCCTGTAGCATTTCCATTTCGGCTATCTGCGCGTCGATGCCTGCTATATCTTCCGCGCTGGCGGCCTTGCGCTTTTCGCGCAGGTAGTCCAGGGCTTTGGCCACGTCGTCCAGCGTCTGGATTTCTGCCGGCACGGCAGCGGCTTTCTGGGCCAGCTCTATTTCGTCTTTCTTACGCTGCCAGGCGATTATCTGCGCCTGGATCGCGCGCTGTTCTGCGGTGTCCGCACCGGTCAGCTTCTTTTTGTATATTTCGATATTGTCCGAAAGTTCCTTTAAGGTCTTCGGATCAGCCGTAAACTTAGCACCGCCACTGCCGGACTTGCCCAGCCCCTGCATATCTTCCAGCACCTTTTTGCGGGCTTGCAGCTGCTGGTTTTCGGCCTTAAGGCGCGCCAGTTCTTTGGGGTCAGTAGTAGCCGCGCCGGCTTTCTCGTTTGCTTCTAATTTGGCCTTAACCTGGTTAAGGTTCATTTCGGCTATGGCCACCTGCTTAGAAGCGGCACTGGCAGCGTCGCCCGCGCCTTTGATGCTGGAAGCATACTTACCGGCGGCGGCTTCCACTACGCCCAGCTCCTTTTCTAAAGCCGCGTTATCGGCTTGCAGCTGCGCCGTCTGGTCAGAAAGGGCCTGGTACTCCGGGTTTACTTTGGTGGTTACTACGTCGTAAACTTCGCCGTGGGCGCGGTCGGTAACAGTACGTTTGGTCTGTATCTTATCCTGGCCGGCTTCTGCCATACGCCGCATCTTTTCGGCGTTAATGTGCATCTGCGCGGCATTTTCGGCGATCTTCGCGTTAAGGCTGGCGGCCTTAGCTTCAAAGGCCAGCTGCATAGCGTAGTCTTTCGACTTCGTGGTAAGGGTGTCGTACCAATCGGCAGCAGTTTTATGCGTGCCGAAGATTTCGCCGTATTCGGTGTTAAGGTGGGCCACCGCGTCGGCAGTGTCCTGCTTCGCGCGGATCAGTTCGCCCAGCTTTTTTATTTCAGCGTCCAGGGCCGTTTTGACTTCGGCAAACTTGGACTTAAACGCGTCTTCCGCTTCGGCCAGCAGGTTGGTTTGTTCGGTCGCGTCTTCGCTCTTATTGGTAAACGCTTCGATAATGGCCGTAACGGCTGCGATAGCGATACCCACGCCGGTAGCTATCATAAGCCCGCGCAGGGCGATTTTGAAAGCAGTAGCGGCGTAAGTGCCACTGCGCAGCGCGCCGTTAAAGACACGCTGCACGGCGGCGGCTTTGTTAGTGTTAAGGCCCAGCAGCAGCATAGCCGCGCCGCTGGCTTTGGCGCGGGTGGCCGTAAGTACCTGCGTAAGGTTAAGGGCCTTAAGTGTTTTGGTCAGCGTGGCTACGCTGTTTACGGTAATAAGGACGTTTGCCGAAAACGCCATAATAGGCGCAGCCGGGCGCATAATACCAGCGATAGCGTCGGTAATACCGGCAAACTGGTTCTTAAGTTTCTGCGCCGCCGCTTCGCCGGTGCTGGCCATTTCGTTAAACGCCTGGTCGATGCTGCCGGCACTGTCGGCCATAATGCCGATATTTTCGGTAAACTTGTCGGCCTGTTCGCCGGTTAGCGAAACAAGCAAACGCAGGGCGCGCGCACTGCCGAAAAGGTTACCGTATATTGTTTCGCTCAGTTCGCCGGTACTCTGGGCATACTGGTTAATAGTCTGGTCTAACTCTTTTAAGAAGTTATCCAAACCACCAGCCGCCCGGATGCCGGCAGCGTCAAACTGGATGCCCATAGCTTCCGCAGCTTTGGCGGCTTCCGTGGACGGCTTAATAAGGGCCTTAAGGACAGCCGACAGCTGCGTGGACACTTCGGCGGTATTACCGGTTACGCCGGTGCAGGTAGCAAATATCGCCATTAGTTCGTCGATAGACACGCCCAGCTGCGCCGCCGATCCAGCCACGGACGGCAAAGCGTCGGCCAGCTGTTCAAAGGTCGTAACGCCGTTTTTGGCGGTCATCTGTATTTTGTCCTGGATGCTGCCCGCGTCTTCCCAGGCCAGGCCGTAGTTTTTGATAATCGTAGCCGTTACGGTTACTGCCTGGTTGAGGTCGGCCAAACCGCCTATAGATGCTTTGGCGGTAGCTTCCAAGAAAGACAGCCAGTTATCTTCGGGGACACCGTTAGAAATTACCTGGTACAGACCGTTTGCCAGCTGGTCGCGTGCTATCGGTAACTCTTTAGCCAGGTCGGCCACCTGGCCTTTTAGCTGCTTGAAGCCCGCCGCGTCTTTGCCCGCCATCGTGTTAGCGGCGCGCATAGCTTTGGTAAACTGGTTGCTTTCGCCGGTAATCTGCTGGAAAGTATTATTAAGCTGGCTAACGGCATTACTTACCTGTCCTATGGCCTGTACCGACAGGCTCCAGTCCATCATAGATTTGTTGAGCTTCTGGGCCTCAACTACGGACGCGGTAATTACCTGCTTCAAACCGTCAGCGTCGGCGGTTAAGGACTTAAAGCCTTTGCCGTCGCCGTCCAGTTTGAAAGTAATAGATATAGTGCTTTTGCCAGCCATTTTTACTAATCCTCTCCTAAGCGGTGTAACAAATTCCTAAAGCGGTCGTGCTGCTGCTCTTTAGTGAGCTTCGGCGCGTCTTCGCGTGGTGCCTTTTGGCGATCCCACGGAAGCGGTAACAGTTTCTGCGGGGTTAGCTTACCTTTGACGTGCGGCTGTATTGTGATAGTGGCCAGCAGGCGCATACGCTCCCACTCTGCTTTACTGGCTTCGTCCTGCGATTTTCGCCAGCTTTCACAAACCGCTATAAATTCTTCCGGCAGCAGCGCGGCGAAGTCGTCGCGCGATAACCCGATACGGCCCAGTGCCAGGCCCAGCAGATCGTAGATACCGGCGGGCTTTACTCTTTTGGGGTGTCGCCCTCTGGTGCCTGCTGTACTGCGCCAGCTTCGGCCTTATTCCAGGCCGCCATTTCTTCCGGTTCGATGCTGTCGGCAAATTCCATCAGCGACAGGTCAAAGGGGATTTTTTCGCGGGCGCAGGCAGACTTAACGCAGCACCACAGGAAAGTAACCTGGTCGTTAAAACTGGCTGCGTCCATTTCGGTAATTTCCTTACCGGTCTGCTCCTTAAAGCGAAGCATAGCCCCCATAGTCTGGCTACAGGGGTATGCTTTGCCGTTAATAGTTACTTCTATCTTTGCCATAGAAAGACAGGTTACGCGTTCTCAGTGATCGCGGTTTCGTCCAGGGTGGTAGGCTCGCCGTTGTTCTCCAGCTGGATGCTGTAGGTAGCGTCGTCCTGCGCCGGGTCGGTGCGCTCCAAATTGGCGATAATGAAGCTACCTTCCAGGTACGGCTGGTTGTCGCCCTCGCGTTCCATACACTTGACGGTTACAGGCGCGCCAGTCTTCCAGGCGGCCAGCAGCTCTTTGAAGCCGCTTTCGGTTTCGTCGTAGTGTACCAGTCCCTCTGCGGAAATGGAGATAGAAAGCCCTACCACGCCTTTCTGTTTCCACAGTCCAGCGGAAAGGGTCGCCGAAGCCACAGGCTTTACGGCGCGGTCTTTGGTCTCACTGGCAAACGTTGCGGTGTGGGTGGTGCAGTGGCCCACGGCCTTGCCGCCGACGTAAACCAGCATATCGCTACCATTGCAGTAGCCGGTGCGTGCAGTCTTTGCCATAATGCTTTATCTTTTAATCGGTTAAATCTTGACGTTAAACACTAACTGCTGTACGTACGCGTCGTCCTGCCAGGCTTCTTCGCTGTCCACCAGGGTGCAGCTGCGCATAACCAGCGTTTCGTCGTCGTCCTGTATGTCGCGCTTATTGTCCAGCGCGTCCCGGACGGCTTCGGCCAGCTCTACGCCGTCGTCGTAGTCTGCCGTAAAGCAGATCACTTCGATACTGACGCTATCCGCGCCCGGCTGGCCCGCCTTGTTAGCGTTCTGTTCCAGGGACACCCGGCGGTAAAGGATATACGGAAGTACCGCGTTATCCACGGCCACCGGGAAAATCTTGTTACAGCGCGCCGACACTTCGGTGCTGTCCAGCAGTATTTCGCGGATAAGGTCGCCTGCGTGCAGGGACGTTTTAGATACAGCCATATTTCTTTGCTACTTTTTCGACGCTTCGGATAACTTCGTTATGCAGGTTTTCGGTAACGGTGCCGGCCACCTGGTCGCTGGTCTGCTTCATAAAGCCGTAGCGGCGCATACGTCCAGTGTAGTGGCCCTTGCGAAGCCGGTAGGTAAACCGGCGCGTATGCTTTCCTGCGTTCGACTTTGTGCGGCGTTCTTCCGTGCCGCCCTCAGCCCAAATTAGTATAGGCTTTTCCAGGCCCTGCCGGTTCTTATGGAAGCCGTAAGACTTGCCACCAGATTTGCCGGCTTTCTTTGTGCCGATTGTAACACGGAAGCCCGCCTGCTTCTTAAAGACGACTGCACGTACGCCGCTTTCCAGGTCGCGGTCTGTACGGATGCCGGTACTGCGTAGGTTGTTTACAGCTGTTTTGCGTACCTGGTTAGCTTCCCTGCGGAAACCGCCCTTTAACGCCTGTAACCTTTGCTTTGGCTCCATTTCAGCGAATAACCGCTGCAAATTGCTGTCATCATACTGGAAGCCCATAGCCTGCCGCCTGCTACTCGTTTACCCTCACGCACACCAAAGTTTTATACCCTCTGTCCAGATTAGGGATTATGTTTGTAACCGTGTACAGGTTACCGCCCAGCTGCTGCACCCGCCAGTTTTCCGCTACCAGGTGCGCGTCGCGTATATTGAAGTCCGCGCCATAGTCGGCGAAGTGTTCGCCTACTTCTTCGCTGCGGTGGCCACTCTGCTTTACCCTTTCGGCCCAGACCGTAACCGTGGGCGTATATGTTACGCGCTCGTTTCCGGATTTACTGGTAGTCCGCACAGGTTCCAGCAGGGTAAGCCGATATTTCATACGTCCCGCTTGCATCTTACTGCGCTTTGTCTTCCGCTAACTTTCTAAAGGGCTTGATTAGGGCCTGTAGTGTATCTGGCACTTCGCGCATTTCGACACTGGCGACGCTTTCGCGCTGGTTGTACCAGTGCGCGCCCAGCAGCATAATGGCCTGCTTGATCTGCACCGGGAAAGTCCCGCCGTTTATTTCGGTCAGTTCCGCTTCGGTGCGGTTCGTGTCGCGGATAACGGCAGCTTCCGCAGCATCTAAATAGTGCTGCAAAAGCGTGTCGTCTCCCGCGAAGTCGTCGGCCCTTACGTGTGCCTTAAACAGTGCCAAATCCACTACAGCCATAACCCTAAACTTTAGTTTGTGCTACGTCGATAGTCCACGTTTAGCTGTTAGCCACGGATGCTTCGCCCAGCAGGAAGGCTTCCGGGCGCAGGGTCTTGGTGGCGTAGTCGCAGTTCAGCACGAAGTCCACAGCGTCTTTGCGGGCCTGGCTGTACGGATCGACGATGAAACGCAGGGCGTTGAAAAGGCCCATAGGCTGGTAGCCCCAGTCGCCCAGGCCGATATACTCGGTAAGGGTGGTAATTTCCACCACCTTGTTACTTGCAGTAACACCCAGCGCGGCCAGCACGGTGGCTTCGTTGTTGGGGGTGCAGACGACCTTGTAGTGGATGCCGGAAGCCTGCGCGGGCTTGTCGCACTCAGCCCAGGTGCAGGTGCTGTCTGCATAGGTGGACTTCTTGTACGTTACCACGGACTTGCGCACCACGTTGCTGGTGTGGATAGGGAGACCGGCCAGCTTGCCGTCCTGCACCATCGGCACGAAGATGCCGTTAGAGTTGATAGGGGTACCCTCCAGGATAGCCTGCATAGATTTGGTCATAACCCAGCAAAGGTGGTTACCCTCGATACCGGTTTCCAGTACCTTTGCTTTCATACCGGCGTTAAGCTCGGTAAAGGTAGGCACTTCGTGGATCGCCACTTTGTCGGCGTAACGCTGGTCTTCGGTGCTGGGGCTTTCGCCGCCCTTTGCGATAATGTGGGCAAAGGGGCCGATAAGGTTCGTAGCACCGGCAGCCTTGCTAAGACCGAAAACGATCTTGTTAAGCAGCTGGGCCACGGCCTGCGGCATAACCTTTTTAACCAGCGTTTCGATAAGGCCGGCAGACTGGTTAATAGCCTGGTTGGTAACAGGGATAGCGATACCGATACGCTCCGGGCTGGCGGTCAGCTTGGAAAGGTCGATCTTGCTATCGGAAAGGGCCACGCCCTCGCCGGCGATGCTGGCTTCGGCGGTGTCGTAAATGGGCCAAACGAAATCACCCACCAGGCCGGTAGGCATAGGCAGG